TTGTGCGCCATGAGCCACTTGGCCCACTCGACGACTGCGTTGCGTGTGTCTGACATGGGTTCTCCTTAGTTAATGCCGATGACAACGAGTGATGCGTATGAGGCGTACCAGTTGCCGCCGTTGGCGTAGACGTACAGGTTGAGGTAGAAGGGCTGGATTCCGCCTGCGTTGTAGGGAATCACGCCCGAGTAGTGGTTGCGGTCACTCGTGGACGAGTAGCCGACCTCCGAGTTGTAGACGTTCATCGAAGCGCCCGTTCCCGTGTTTGTGGTCGAGATGCCTGCGTCGAGGTAGAGACCAGCCGAGGGGGCGGTGCTTCCCGAACCGAATGACCAGAAGATGAGGTAGTTGTAGAAGCCACCCGTGACCCCATAGCCGTTGGGCGAGGAGAGAACGCTCGTCAAGGCCGTCCACGATCCGTTCGAGCAGAGCGTGTTCGGCGTGTTGAGTTTCACCGAGCCAGAAGTCCATGCCGTGTTCTGCCGCCAGAAGGAAGCGTCCGACCCGTCACCGAGTGAGGTGAGTTGCGACCCGTAGGTTGTCGTGTTCTTGATGGTCATCAGTTGCTACCGCCTGCTCGTACAGGGTACGGGTCAAGTGTAAGCGTTGTGTGCCAGTGACCAGGTTCGGCGGCGAACTCGTGCGACACCGACTCGACAGCCATCGGCAACTTGACGAAGTTCGCCTGAGCGTTGGGCATCGTGCGCTTGAACAGAAACACCGCTCCTTGCTGGACTGCCAGCATCAGGGGCAGGTTGTAGCCCACCGTTCCGCCCGAGACCGTCTCGCTCAGGAACATCACGGAGTTCACTCGGGGGAGTGGGCTCTGGTAGATGTAGCCGAGGAAGTAGGCCGTCGAAAGTGCGTCCGTCAGCGAGGACGAGAGCGTCGAGGTCTTGGACAGCGTGGAGAAGCCCCAGCGTTGCTCGTTGCTCAGGTTCTCGTAGATCTGGTCTACGCCAGCCTGAGGGGTGATGCGCACCGTCGTCCAGGTGTCCACGTCGTCGTAGACCACTTCCAGCGATTCCCAGTCATAGATGTACGCCCCCGTGGTGTTGTCGTCCGCCAGCACAGCGAGCGACGAGTAGGGCGAGTTGAACACGGAGTTCGGAGCCCACGTTCCGCTCGGGGTGTACGGGGGAACGGCTGGTGAGAATGTCCACGTTCCGAAGTAGTTCTGGGGGGCGAAGTAGAACACGCCGCTCGGGTCTTGATAGAACGAGCCGATGTCGGTGTCCGTGACCTGCTGAATGAGGTCGAGGGCCGTCGAACTGCTGATAGGCGAGTCCCAGTAGTAGGGCTCCGTCGCTATCGTCCCCTGCCCCGTGTTGTAGGCGTAGTTGGCGTAGGTTCCGTAGGAAGTCCAGATGCTGAAGTTCGGGACGTTGAGCGAGGACTGCGCCGAGACCGAGCCGCCCGTGATGGAGCCGAAGCCTGCCAGGGTGAGCATCTCAGCGATGCGGTCAGCCGAGTAGACCTTGTTCTTGGTCACGGGATAGCCGAGTTGGAGGATGATGCCAGCACGGTATCGCTGCTGAATCTCCTCCGCCAGCGTCGAAATGCTGGAGAGGTTCGACACCACCACTTCGTCGATTTGCCCGTTGTAGGAGGCCGTCAGCGTGGAGTCTGCGCCGAGGTAGATGTTCCCCGAGGCGTAGAGGTAGGTCGAGGTCAGCCCCAGCGAGGTGAACACGCCGTCGCAGTAGAGGTAGAGGGTTCCCGAGGAGCCCGAGCCGAGGGTGGCAAGACCGACATGATGCCAGTAGCCGTCGTTCACCTGCGAGCCGACCACCGTGGGCGTACCGTTGCTGTATTTGACTTGGATGAAGCCCTGCGTGTTGATGCCGAGGGTGATGTAGTTCACTGGTGAGCCGTAGTCGATTTGGAGCAGGGTGTTGCCCTGTACCTGCTGACCCAGAATCCAGAAGTCGATGCCGCCGTAGTCGGGGCCGCCAGCAGGGTCGAACTGTAGCGAGCCCGTGGCGACGTTCGAGGTTCCCGAGAGGCTGACGCAGCCGTCGGTGTCGTAGATGAGAACGCCGTTGTCAGGGTAGGAGACTTGTCCGAGGAAGTAGCCAGGGGAACTGCCAACGTAGTCGTGGAGCGTAGTGATGTAGGCCACGCCTGATGAGGTCGCCGCCGTGCCGTTGGGCAGGCTGGAAGCGACGGTGAAGGCCGTGACGATACCGCCCGAGACCGTGGTTCCCGTGATGGTGACGTTCGTGACGTTGAGCAAGGTGTTGCCTGAGAGCCCCGTGACCGTGACGTTCTGCCCCGTGGTGAAGTTCACGCTGGAGTCCACAATCTGATAGGTGATGCTCGTGCCGTTGGCGACTGCCGAGGTGACGGTGGCGAGGGCGTAGTTCGAGCAGCGATACCAACTAGCCGTCGAGGTCGAGGTAGCGAAGCCTTCCCAGAATGAGGGGCGGTGCAGGTACTTGAGGCTGAGGTACTGCAGCAGGTCGCTGGCCTCGATGTCGAGGTCGGAGTTCAGAGCGTCGGCGAGTTTCTCCGTGACGCTGGAGATGATGCCGAAGAACGTTGGGTAGGTCGTCGAGTTCCACGTTGCCTGGACAGCGATGGGCATCCGAGGGGCGATGGTGTAGGACGTGCCGTTCACCGACCCGTTCGTGAAGAAGCCCGTTCGGTTGTTGAGCGTCATGCGAAGCGTGGTGGCTTCCACTCGATCTAGGTAGTGCTGCTTCCCTGACTTGGTGGCGAAGTCACGGACATAACTGCCTATCCATGTCCAGTACGAGTTCGACGAGCCCGAGGCTGGTAGGGCCTGCTGGTTAGCGTTGGTCAGGGATGCGCCGCCCTCGGTGGGGTTGAAGGCGATCCAGACATCGAGGACGGGGAGCGAGTTCAGCGTCACGACAGTCTCCGCTTCGTGGTCGGCGCTGGCTTGGGCTTGTCGGCCTTAGAGCCGTACAGGTTGCCCATGCGGCGCACGTCTTTGGTCTGAGCGGTGCGGATGTGCAGGGCGATGGCCTTGATGAACGTGGGGTGCTTGACCAACTCAGCGACAATAGCGTCGATGTCGATGTTGATGTTGATGGTCTCGTCTTGACCCGAGGTGTTATCGAAGGTCGGCATTAGGACTTAGCCTTGCCTTTCGGGGCGACGGTGACGTTGATGGTCGTCTTGCCCTTGAAGCCTGGCGAGAGTGGGCTGAGGTTGCCGAGCATGCCAGGTGCTTGAGTGCTGTTCGTGACCGTAGACCCGAGGATGGGCAGAGCAGGGATGTAGGGGTTGCCTGGCAACTTCGTGATGACGTGGTTAGCGGCGCTCGTAATGGTGTTCACCACCAGAGCGGCGATGTCGTAGATACCGCCAGCCTTATTGCGCTGAAGTTCGTTGTGGGCCTTGAGGTAATCGGACTCGGGCTGTTTGCCGTACTTCCAGATTTCCAGAGCGCCCAGAACACCTGCCGAGACTGCCGCACCGATGACGAGGGCTGTGCCGCCTGCGATGGTTGCGCCGAACGCTTCAGCGATGGTCACACCTACGCCAGCAGCCTTGAACGCCAGCGCACCCGAGAGGGCGGTAGCGATGCCGATGCCGATTTGACCGACAGCCGCAGGGTGCTTTGCGAGGTAGTCCATTGAGTTTGTCAGCACGTTGGCGGCGTTTGCGACGTAGGGCATGAGTTTCAGACCGAACATAGTCGCCGAGTTGATGAGGCGTTGCTCGATAATCTTCATCTGAACGTCGAGTTGCTTCGAGGCCACAGAGAACGCAGACTGGAGACCACCACCAGATGCGCCGCCCAGAGCCTTGACGTTGCCAGCCAACGTGCCGATGTGGTTTGCCAAGTCAGTCACCATGCCGACAGAGCCAGGGCCGAACGTTCCCGAGATGAGGGTGTTCATCGAGGTTCCCGTGCGCTTGGATACCTTCTCAAGATACTCCAGCACGTCCACGAGACCCGTGCCAGGGTGGCGAGCGGTAGTGGCGAGGGTCTGGGCGTTGATGCCGAGGAGCCCCATAGCCTTAGCGGACTTAGCAGTCGGGCTCTCAATTTTGTTCAGTCCCGTGGCGAGAGCGGTGTAGGACTTGGCGCTGTCGTATCCAGCCCGAGATGCCACTTCTGAGACTGCGGCGATTTCTGCCAGGTTCACGCCAGCCGCCGCTAGTGCGCCACCGACCTTGCCCGTCAGCGCCGAGGTGAGGGTGTCGAGCGAGCCGACGTGACGCTTGTTCGCCATCACCATAAGGTCAGAGACCTGAGCGACGCTCATGCCCTTAGCGATCTGCAGGTTCTCGATGCCAATGAGAGTTTGCGTCGTCGAGGTCACGTCGCCACCCGTGATGACGGCGGTTTCGGCTGCGTCGTTGATGAGTTGCTGCGCATGGGCCTGCGAGATGCCAGCCTTTGCCGCTTGGAGGTAGGCGCTGGCGATGTTCGATGAGGCGATGCCCGTGGCGTTGGAGATGTTGAGGATGGACTTGCCAGCCTCGTCAGCCTGCTTGGCGGTGTAGCCTGCCTGGTTCTGGAGTGCGTCGAGCGACTTCTGGAACTCGATGGCCTTGTCTACGCCATAAGCAGTGATGGCTGCGCCCACTCCGATAACAGCGTCCGAAGCAAGATTAGCGAACTTGTTGAACTTTGCCCCAGCAACGTCCGACGCAGCGCCGAACTTGCCCATCTTGTGTTCGGCCTCGTCCATCTTCGCCATGTATTCCTTCGTGTCAGCGAGGAGTGTGGCGATAACTGGAGGTAATAGAGGCATGGGCTTCCCTTAGAGTTGTTGTGCTGATCCGATGAGCGATGCGTAGAGACGAGTTAGTTCGTTTTTGGAATCTTCGAGTCCTGGTCGCATGTACGGGAACGAGCGAGTGGTGTAGTAGGGGAAGTGACCTGTCCCCGTGTAGCCGAGTTCCACTCTGCGCCCGTAGACCGTTGTGGGGCCTGTTTCTGAGACCCAGAACGAGCCCTGCTTGTAGACCTTAGAGACTCGGATGGAGTTCTGTAGTTGTCCCGTGCGACGAGTGGGGATGGGCCAAGCGTCCGAGCGCCATGAGTCAGTGGCCTGCGCTTCCTTGCCACCGATGAACTGTTTGCGAGCGTTGCCAGCGATGACCTCACCGCCCTGACGGACGAAGCGTTGCGCCGCATCGCCGACGGCTTTCTTGTCCATGCGAAGTGCGTCGAGGAATCCCCCGTCATTGACCTCGATGCCGTTAGCCATTCTGGGCTTCCTGTTCTATGCGAGCAATAGCGAGGAGCCAGTCTGTGACCTGCCGAGGCTGTTTGAGGAAGTCCTCGTGACTGCCGCCGTAGGTCTTGCGGAACCGATGCTCACGATAGAGGGCGAGCAGTTCAGCGTCTACCTCGGTGGACTTGCCTTCGAGGGCGGCCTTGAGTTTGCTCAGTCGGCGGTAGGGACTAAAGGGTCTATCGCTGGCTCCGTGTCCACGCTAGATCCGTTGAACTCGATGGCACACGCCTCAGAGAGTGCGTCGAACGTTGCTTTAGGCAGGTCTAACGCACTCTCCAGCGTGGGCAGTTCGCCCAGCGTCCACTGCTTCACCAGACCCACGATGAGTTGCGCCTGATAGCCGTCGAGGTTCGCCTGGTCGTCCTCGGAGATGTCGGCGAAGATGCCCCACGTCTTGGGGTCTTTGTCGTCGAAGCCGAGGATGGCAAGTTTCGCAGCCGTGCCAGCCGCCTTCATGTACGCACGAGAGATGGCCCGAGTGGTTCGCTCGGTGATTTCTTCACGGGCGCAGATGACTGCTGACTGGTTGTTTGGTAGTTGGACGATAGGCATGTTTCCCCTTTGGTGTTATTAGTACGAGCCAGATACGCCGTTGATGATAGTCGCCTGAATAGGTGAGTATCCCGTCGTTGAGTCCGTTTGGTTGGCGTTGGCGGTGAACTCAACTTCGAGTTCCGTGAACTCCTTGCCACGGGTGCGTTTGATGTTCATAATCTGAGCAGCCGACATGGTGAACGAAACCGAGTGGTTGGTGCTGGAGGTCTGGTCGTTGGGGTCGGTCAGCGTGACGACGATGGCCTCGGGCGAACGGGTCAGACCGTAGGCTCCTGAGCCCGTCGAGAACACGTCTGAGGTGCTGTTGATGACGAACGTGAACTTACCCGTGACCTCGATGGGCCCAGCGAACAGGTTGTAGGGAGCCTGAGTGCCGAGGGTGAAGATGGCCTGCGTCTTGCGGTTGATGGTGATTTCGCCCGTCGAGACGTTGCTGTAGGTCGTGCCGCCGATGGTGACGACAGTGTTCCAAGCAGGAATCAGGTGTTCCGTCGAGAGGCTCTGGGTGGCGAACACCGTGGGAGCCGAGGTGTAGGAGACATAGGGGTTGCCCAGGTACTTGATGGTCGCCTCGGCAGCAGCGTCAGCGCCGAAGGTGATGCCCAGTGAGTCGGCCTGTGCGCCCGAGACGGTGAAGTAGTTCGCACCGTCGAAGTCGAGGATTGAGTAGGTGGGGGGCTGTGAGCCCGTAGCGGCGTTGTTCAAAACCTTGATGGCGTGGGTGTAGGGGCCTGAGCCAGTCTTGGTGTCTGAGCCACCGAGGATGGAGCGCACCAGAACGGGGAAGGTGTCAGCGAACAGGTAGGACTTGAACTCGAACTCGTCGTGACGAACACCCTGCACCTGGTCGTAGACCGTCGTGGGAGATCCACGAAGCGCTTCGTCTCGCAGGAACATCTGGTTCGGCGTAATCTGCGGCGACGTGACGGGGAGCCAGTAGGCCGTGCCAGTCGTCGGGAGCGTTCCCTCGGTGGTCTCGATGACCATTCCGAGGTACGAGTTGGCTGTGAGGAAGGCGTTGTTTGCCATGTCTGTTCCTTAGTTGGTGGTGGTTGGGTCGGTGGTCGGTGTTGCGTCCGCTACAGGGGCTTCTGGAGCCGTCTGCGTGGCTTGTGGCGCAGGTGCTGAAGCAGTCCAGCGTCCGTCACCTGGGTCAGTTGCCAGGGTGGTGACGTTGGGGACTGCGACGAGGACGTTCCCCTCTGCGTCGAACAGGTTGGGGTAGATGCGCTCTTGGCTGTCGGTGAAGGTGAACATAGGTGTCCTTAGGAGATGTACGAGTTGGAGTTGGTGATTTCGATGATGCGAACACGAACCGACGAGACTACCTGCGTAGCACTCGCTGATCCGTTGATTTGGCGTGGGTAGTACGCCGTGACCTCGATGTCTGTGCCACCGTTGGTCGCTCCCTCTCCCCACTGGAAGATAGGGCCGTTGCCGCCGCAGTTCTTCGACGCACGGATGGCGTTCGTGAACGAGTCGAGGAAGGTCTCAGCGTCTACGCCAGCGTCCTCGGTCTTGCGCTTGTTGGAACGGAAGATGCAGGTGAACACCACCTCGTAGGTGATTTCCTTGCCGCCGCCCGTGGCTCCCGTCAGTTCGATGCGCTTCTCGCTCTGCGTCTCGATGTAGGGGTAGACGATGCAGCCCTGCTGGTGTCCTGGGTCTTCGTTCTGGTAGAAGTCGCCCTCGGGGGTGAACTTCGCTGGGAAGTTCTTGACCTCTGACAGATAGGTGATGCCAGCGTTGTTGAGGTAGTCGATGAACTGCGCTCGGACTGTTGTGCGGCTCATTGACGACCACCGATGACCTTGAACGGTTCGAGCATGTCGTAGGCTCGCATCTCGTCGGTCATCGAGGACTGCTCACGGCTTGAGACTGCGCCTGGCTCGCCGATTTCGTTGATGACCAGACCGCCCTGCCCACGTTCCTTAATCATCGCTACGACGAAGTGGATGACGGCCTGCTTGACTGCGGCAGGCATGGTCGAGACGTTCACGCCTGCGCCGTGGTTGTATTTCGTCGGCGAGGTCAGGACGATGCTCGTGCCGCTCACCTCTGAGACGGTGACGTACTCGTCGTTCATGCCGTCCCAGATAGTGAAGTTCATGCCAGGGTAGATGCCCGTAGCGTCGTTCACGACGAGCGTGGTCGAGCCTGCGGTGGTCGAGGTCGAGGTGAACGAGTTGAACCAGCCGTTGATGTAGGTGTATTGACACCACATGTTCGTCTGGTATCCCCAGCGTCCACCAGCGATGCCGAGGTTGCCGAAGTAGAGCCCGAGCGTCGAGGGGGCGGTGAGGGTGAACTGGTCACGGTCGATGGCGACGTTGGACGAACTGAGGGTGATGTCGCTCAGGCCGTCACCAGGCCCCCAGCCGACTTGGATGTCGGTGACTGCGAGGATTGGTGAGAACGAGGGGGTGAACACGAGGTTCCCGTCACGGTTCGGGCGATACCAGCCGTTCTCGGTGTTCGAGGTGGCGTTCAGTGTGCCGAGTTTGCCGTAGCAGTAGGTGTCGGCCTTTGACGAGGCTCGCACGATGGTCTCTTGGAGCGCACGGTCTTGGGCCACCTGAGAGGCGTTCTCGATGAGGTTGCTGAAGTCGATGGCTGCCGCCGTGGCGGAGAACTTGACTTCGTTGAGGGAGACGTATGGCTCGACGATGCCTTCGGTGCTGAAGAACGGGGCGATGACCATCTAGGCTTCCTCTAAGTTCGTGCCGTCGCATTTGCCGCAACGGTCTTTGATGAGTGCGTTGAAGCCACAGTCGAGGCACTTGAAGCCCTGACGGACGTGGCTGAAGTTCGTTCCTGCGACAGCGAAGTCGCCCGACTTGACGAGCATCCGTGCTGTCTCGCCCTCGACGTGGAACGTGCCGTCTTTCTGGCGTTGGATTACTGCACCGTCATTGACGGTCACTTCTTTGAGGCCTCTGTCTGAGCCGACGAGTTTCATGTTTTCTCCTTTCGAGGAGGGGAGCAAGGCGGCGGAGGAAAGGGGAGGAAACCCCACCGCCCTGCTCAACCCTCGGTGCTAGTCCCCTGCGGCG